ATTTGATGGTAAGATATCTATCATCTAAAAGTTGTTTAAGCACAGGGTTTTCTATAATAATTTCATCAATCATTTGTTGATCAATTATAATGGGACAATTCATTTAAATAAAAATGAGATAATAAAATTTAACCAATATGTTATTATTGGTTAAATTTTATTAATTATTTTAAATTTATTACTTAAGCTTCTTTGTCATATTCTTTGTCATCGCTAGCTTTATCATAAGCCTTTGCGTATTCAGAGTCATTTTTATATCTGTCAGAGTCTTTTTTTCCTTTATCGGCGTCTTTTTGTCCATCTTTAGAGGAATTTCCAGTATTAGAATATCCAAACGACGTGCGTCCATCAGCACCAAACGCCCCACCCACTAAAAATTTGGAAGAAATTTTTTTTCTAGTTTTATTAAATTTTCTACGAAATTTTTTTCCTAAAAGTTTGGAATCGTGAACCATTTGTTTAGGAACGCGGGAACCTACGCGCAAAAATTTCATACCTAACCCAGTAGTATCTTTAAGGGTTCTCATGCCGGTTTTTTTTACTGTTCTTGCGAGTTTTTTAACTTTACGCATCATTTTTTTTCCAGTTTTACCACGATGTTTTTTGTGTCGATGTTTTTTGTGTGTTTTTCGTTTGTGAGATACTCTGCTTTTTCTATTGGCCATTATATATTAACATATCAAAAAAAATATATTAATACATGAAAAATATGCTAACATATATAAAAATAGATTGTATTTATCCAAAAAAATAATTATATATACAACACAAAATTAAAGTCGTAGATACTATATTCAGATTCATTGTAAATATATTAAATATAATATTTAATATTTTTTTTACAAATTAAAAATATAATTACGAGAACTTTAATTTTGTACTGTATATATAATGAGTTTTAAACCATTTATAAATCTGAAACCAACGACAATAGTCAAAGCTTTTCTATTAAATGCTATATTAACCGCTATTGTAACAGCATTAACCATTGAAACAAGGAGAGTTTTAGATGAGTCACCATACACAAAAAAACTCCCAGATAGACCTCATAAAATAATTATTACAATATTAATATCTATATTAATTTGTTTGATATCATATTTACTATGTCGCTTAATTTTTGGCTTAGGGGGCGGTATGATAGGCCCATTAAACACACCTTCTAAGTTTTTCTACTAGCTTTTAAAGCTTTTAAAAAAGCTTGGCAAAATAAAGCTTTTAAAAAAAGCTAGTGCGTGACATAATGTTTGAAAACATATTTGTATAAATCAAAATTATTATATATATTTTAATATTAAACAAATAATTTTATCTATATATAAATGTCAGTAAAAAAAATAAAATTTGATGATACATGGAAATATTGGATAAGCCATAATATAAATCGCGGCGTTAGCAAAGAAGATATTTTTAAAATACTACTCGAACATAATTATGATTGTGAAACAATAATCGGGGAACTCGGGTATAATTTAAAATGTAAATCAAATAATATTAATACACAAACTAATTTACAAAAAATCATTTGGATGTCATCAGTTAAATCTGATTTAATGCTACATTCTAATAATTTAATAGTAGAATTAACAGAAGCACCTACTTGGGATTATTTTTTAAAAAATTTTTATGCTTTAAATAAACCAGTTATAATTCGCAATACTATTAATAAAAATATGAAGAAATAAATATAGATTTTTTATACAATAAATATGAGAATTTTAAAGTTGAAATACAAAAAGGAAGAAACTCAATAAAAAATTATGAAATAGAAAGTAATAAATTAAAAGAAAAAATTGGATTTAAGGATTTTATCAAATTAATTAAAATAAATACAGATAACGATATATATCTTACTGCGAACAACAATAAAAATAAAAATATAGAAAAAATAAAAACTGATATATTAGATATGATAGTCGATAATAGCCCCCTTGGTCATATTTAACAAATAAGTTTAACGATAAGTCATTTATTTGGGTCGGTCCTAAGAATAGTAAAACACCATATCATCATGATTTAACAAATAATTTATTTATACAAATATATGGAAAAAAAGAGTTTACATTGATTCCGTCTATATATATAAACAAAATGTATAACAATCATCATGTATTTTCGGATGTTCCTTCATTTGATTATGATGAAAATGAATTAGATAAATATCCAGAATATAGAAAAATTAATCCGATAAATATCACAGTTAATCCCGGAGATATTTTGTTTATTCCCATCGGATGGTGGCATAAAGTAAAAGGGCTATCCGAAACCATTGGCTTAAGTTTCATAAATTTTAAAGCTAAAAATAATTATAATTTATCTTATCCCGTATAATTAAAAGAATTTATTAATATCTTATATTATTCATTATTTTAAATGACAAATTTAATTAATCGGTTTTTAAAACCTCGTATAATGACCCTAATTTAGAATTATATTTCCAAACCAAGATTGTTGATTTTGTTTTAAAGATTATTTTTCTAATATTCTCTCCTTTCTCAATTAAATCTTCTTCTAAATTAATTTCCTCAACCAATTTCCCGGTTATTTTAATTGTTCGCGTGTCCACAATTGTTTTTTCACCATGTAAAAACAATCTTCTATGAAGTGTGTAGACTTTAGACCCCCATATTTTACCTTCTACAATCATTTAGTATAATATTTTATTATATTTAAAATATTTTAAACAAATAAAATATTATACTATATAATAATGAATAAATACAGATTAGTAAATGAGGATATATCAAAAGCGTTAAAAAAAATCCCGTGTTGTGATTTAAAAAAAAATTTAGATTATTGCTTAAAGTTAAATGAAGGTGATATAAATTTTTGTTATGATATGAGAGTTAGATATGAAGAGTGTTTAAAGACAAAAGATGAATTAACTAAAACAACAATGAAAGACCAGAACAGCGAAACACCCGAAAACTAGTGACATTTCCAAAACATAGGATATCCGTGAAAGCGTAACTCCCAGCGTTGTCTTTCTAATGTGTTAATTAAATCGTATTCTGTATGTTCCTTATCCCACCTATTATTTTTACTTAATTCAATATCATTATAATATCCCGGTAAATATCGATCAAAGTATTTTTTTAGTATGATATCTCTTTCATCATCAAAGTCATCGGTATTTGCTATGATTTTATTTAGTTTATTCACGCGTTCGTCGCATATAGAATAATGCCTGTCAGTTATATTTTTTTGAAATCGCCAGCCATATTTCCAATAAAATCCAATTACATTTTCCATTGAAAACAATTTAAAATATTTATATTTTTTATTTAAAGCATATTGCTTTAAATAAAAGATAATATCTTTTCCACTTTTGGTTAAAACCTTATGGTTTTTTTTTAATGAAGAAATGGTTTCATTTTTAACTGAAACATTCCCTATCAAATCTAAAATAAGATAATTATCATTTTCAGTATCATCCGACACACAAGCAATCCCTCTTAACGCATGTTTTTCTCCATTATAAATATCATAATTCAATAAAACCATACGAGGTCCTCCGTAATATACTTGTTTTTCATAATCATACACTCCAAAAAAGGCCGAATCAACAAAAGATTTTGGAATTGGATTGAATATTTTGTAGTTTAAAATTTTTTTTAAGAGAGAAGTTTCTTTTTTAGTCCAAAAATCTTCCTTTCTTTCCAAACAATAAAAGTTAGTTGTTAGTTGTGTTAAATTTATTTCTTCGTCGTTTATGCGCATTTTCTTTGATCTATTTTTTAAACCCACGCATTTATAATAAAGATCAACTAATAACTTTGACAAGCAATTTGTCATATTCTTGTAAGTTGTCACCTGGTTTAATTATTTTAAATGTTAAAATAATTAAACCCTTCAATTTAATAAGTTTTCTTACCACCTACGAAAACATTATCAACATAAAATGGTGCCGCCATATTTATTTCATTATCATTATAATTAAATGTAATTTCTTCACCTAAATTAATATCCTTTAAAGCAACCAGTTCTTTATTTCTAATAAAAATATTTGGTGTAAATGAATGGTTTATAAATATACCAAACTCATCATAAATGTGTTGGTTTTCGCCAACGCGAATTGATTCACGCGTCGGACTTGAAAAAATCTCTCCTTTTAAAATATAAATTACGTCATCTTTTTTAACTGATTTAAGTAAAAAAACCCCTTTCCCTTCATTTGTTTTGCTTTTTTTAACTTCCATTTATGTATATTTATTTTGTAAGTTTTAAACATTTATAATATTATATTAATATAATGAAAAATTTACCATTAGTTTTAGAAGATAAAATTTTAGAATACTTATATAAACCACTAACTAAACGTAAACGGTGTTGTGCTAAAACAAAAACAAATAAAGTTTGTAAAAAAAATGCGAAAACTTTATTTTACCCAATACATTCTAAACTTTTTCAACAATCTTTAAAATCTTCAAATAAGTTTGAAAGTGTGTGTTTAAAATCCATACTATTACGCCGTTAGATATTTATTAAATTAAAAAATAAAAAAAAATAAAAAAAATAAAAAAATTGAAGTTTGAAAACAGTTTTTAAATTACATCATAAAAACAACACATATATCACTATGCAGATTTTCGTAAAAACACTCACCGGCAAGACCATCACACTAGACGCAGAGCCATCTGATACCATTGAAAATATCAAGGCAAAGATTCAGGATAAGGAGGGCATCCCACCAGACCAACAGCGTCTAATTTTTGCGGGAAAGCAACTAGAGGATGGACGAACTCTTTCCGATTACAATATTCAAAAGGAAGCAACACTCCATTTGGTTCTCCGACTTCGTGGTGGAAGTCGCAGGGGTGGTGGATTTAGTCGTGGAAACGCGTTTCGCTCTCGTAGCGCACAACAGGAGAAGAAGCCAGAAAAAAGCCGGTTTAATTACTCAGGCATGATCGTGGGAGGTGATGAATGGACAGCTCAGAAAAATATTGAAAATTTCACCCCTCCGTTTGACACAGAGGCATATCTAGACAGATTGAGTTTGGATGAAAAAATGGCTACTATCAAAGCGGCATCTGAAGTATCTTCCAAGCCTTTTGAAAAGATTTCTCAGGAAAAAAGAAATGCGGATCTAATCGATAACATTTGTGAAAAAATCTATGACAGCGAGTGGATTCAAATTGAGGGCGGTGAGCACGACAAGAAGTGGATTAACAAACAATACGACGATAGCGTTTTTCCAACAGGCAGGATGTATGATATCGCCGAAAAAGAATGGTTTTACTTTCCCGTTACGGATACCACAAATGACCCGCTCGGACTTGGATTTGGGTTTACTGTAAGTTGTGCTGGTTCAAACTATAGTATTGAATCTAGGCATTGGGTAAATGAGGTGAACAACACACGACGTGGTAAGCGCCGCGTGAAACATCGTGCCGAACGCGATGAAAGATATAAGTATGAAAAAAAACACCTACACAAGTTTGAGGATCGCCCAGATATCGACGACACGGAGTAGATCTTTAAAAATTGGTAAAAACATTAAAAC